TTAACGCCGTAATCGCTCCGGCTTCTTCCAGTGGTACGTAATTTTTTCTTTCTCCCGATACAGTTCAACGCGGCGATTGTAGGCCAGCATTTCAAGAACGCGGATCCGTATGTTGCGCATATCCACATCATTAAGCTGGATACCATCACGGCGCATCACCTCAGCAACAACACGCACATAATTTTCGGCGGTCACGCTGTCCGGCTGCGTGGCCTGTTCGTCATGCTGCTGGCTGATTCCGGTAACGCGGCGGATTAATCCCAGTAGTTCGGCTTCTGTCATTGTGCCCCCATCGCGCTGGTGAAGAAAACAAGCTCAGATTTTTTGTAAAGAATCTGTCACGCTAAAAGATGTCGAACAAAAATTAACCGCAATCATCATCTTTTTTGCATCAACCACATTAAAAACAACAGGTTAAACACATGATGATGACGATAAAATCACAAAAATGCGCTTTTTTCCGCGCCGCCCGCCCCGTGTTCAGGCCACCCCACCAGGAGGACCCGCAAAAAAGGCGGCTGGTGCCGCCTTGTTGTCAGAGTGAATCTGTCCCGCCTGATTTGACCATACCGCGATAATCCAGAGCTGCCACACCTGCATCAATACGGACTTTCCAGGCCACGCCGTCAACGATAAAACCTTCCTGCTGTTCAAGGTAAGGCTCGTCATTGCCATCAAGATAAGCCACCTCGATTGTGTCCGTTCCCTGTGCGGAAAGCATGTACCATTGTTTTTCGCTGATATCATCAAGGCGGGGATCGACGATGATATCAAGTAGCTTGTGATACGGGTTAAAGATCCCGCTGTTTTTATCAGCCCCGAAAGGTGCGGTTGAGTTAATCATCTGCAACGCGCGATCTTCCAGTGCTGCCGGAACTAAAAGGAATTTAGGCGCAATATTCAGCACTTCGCCATTTTTGTCCTTCTGTGTGCGCATCAGGTGACGTGCTGCACTAAGTCCCGGTGTTGTCAGTCCTGCTTCAATCAGGTTGCTGTGTTTTTTGTCAAACAGCGCTATTCCGTCAGAAAGTTTTACGTTGCCTGTAAGCACCAGATTAACCAGATTTCCCACCGTTCTTGATGCAGCACGGCCCATAGCCATTGGCACCGTTGATAACTGATCAAGGTCATCATTGATTATCGCCTGGCGGGTAATGCTGAAAATATTCCCGTAAGTAGCCAGCGCGATGGGTTCACCGCGATCGCTGGTGGTGATGTATTTATATTCTGCCCCTTCCGGCACTTTGTTTAACGTTGAGAAGCCATTCATACCAACGCGGCGGGCTTCCCGGAAGTTTGAAAGGGAACCTTTTTTCGTCCACTGGCGGAATGTTTCGCCGCTGTGCTCCCAGCCTGCAAGCACTGATTTTTCAGCGCCACCAGCAAGAATATCGGTAAAATCGCTGCTGCTGTGGGTGAATGCCGCGTTTACTATCTGCGAGCGTGTGCCGTAGCTGCCCGTGCTTATACCACGATGGGTTAATGATGCCTGTGCCATATCGAAAAGGCTCATCATGGCGTAAGGATTACCGCGTTCGGCCCGTTCGTGACCAAGACGCGCATTAAGCCCCTGGCGCATTGCATCGCCGGTTATGTTGCCGTTATCCGTGTACGCGTAGTAAAGATTTGCGGGGGTGGTTTTGTTTGTTGGCGTTGATTCTTTACCCATAGCGAGTAAAAGGCGTTCGCGTGCATTCTCAACGCTACATTCTGAATCAGCAAGACAACTTATAGCCAGGTCGTTATATCTTCCGTTGAACGTGCCAAACAATTCACGGATGCCGTTAAGTCGTTCCTGTTCGCCACTGGTAGTTTTCTGGCTGATCATGCTTTTAATTTTTTCCGGCATATTTGAAAAATCTCCGATTCGTTTTGATTCAATTCGGGCCATTGCTGTAATCGCGGCTATAACCTCATCTGCGAAGCCGTTAGCCTTACACTCATTGCCATCCATCCAGGTTTCCGCCTCCATCATGGCGGTGATTTCCTGTTTGCTCCTGCCCGTTCTTCCGGCGTAGGTTTCCGCCATCGTGTCGCCCAGCTTGTCCATCAGGTCAGCAAAGCGGCGAACGTCGCCCGACACTCCGGCAGTAACACCACGGGGGGCATGTATCATCATCATCGCGTTTTCAGGCATAACGATGTGATCGCCACACATGGCAATAAACGAGGCCATAGAAGCCGCCATGCCTTCAATGTGTACAATTTTCTTTGCCGGATGATTTTTCAGGGCGTTATAGATAGCCAGCCCTTCAAAGATGTCGCCACCAGGTGAATGGATGCGAAGATGGATTTCAGACACATTACCGCACGCGTTGATCTCGTCAGTAAGTGCCGATGCCTTTACACCGTACCCGCCGATCTCGTCATAAATGCGCACATGTACAACATCTGCCATAGCCTTAATGGAAAACCATGTTTTCATAGCCAGGCTCCTAACGTTGCCCTGTACCAGTATTCAACCGCGCTGCGTGTGATTTGTCCTTTCGTGGGCACTGGCATACCCGGGTGATTATCTTTGATGAACTGCTGATAGCGTTCGATCTTCTCCATAGTTCCGGCGTCTATGTGTACCGTGGCACTTTTATCCGGCTTTCTGGTGTTGTTCTCTGGCATAAATCCGCCTCCGTTTTGATTAACGGGCATCATTATTGATCGATAAAAGTAATAGATAAATCATTTTCTACCTGAAAATCAGATTATGTTTTTTCTGATTATTCTCAGAAAGGCAAAGTTATTGACGCATTTTTGCCATTGAAGCAGTATTAAGACTCGTCATCCTGGCGATAAAAACTCCTTTGTCGTGTAAAAGCGCCTCCGGTAACAGCAATCGGGGGCGCTTTTTTTGCGCCTGTTTTTTTGTAAATGCTTTCGGGAACGTTCCGGCGATGAACAAAAAACAACCTGATTCGACACTAAAAATTTTTATTCTTCAATATATCAATAGCTTATAGTGGTGGTGATGGTGCCATAAAAATCAAAAAATGCGCCTTTTTCCGCGCCCCTCCGCCCCGTGTTCAGGCCACCCCACCAGGAGGACCCGCAAAAAAGGCGGATTGCTCCGGCTGTGTGATTAGCTGTCTTGGTAATTACACCATATTTCATCGCTTACACCATCTATACCCATTTCAGCATAAGTGCGATCTACTGCCTTTCTCAGGTCTCCGAAGTTATCCGGCGGCTCCGGTGGCCTCTGTGCCTTCCTGGAACATTCCAGCCGTCGCATCGTAACCTGATGCCGTTCCTTGTCTGTCTCCACCAGCTGCATGACTTCACCCCATCGCGCCGCCGCCCTCCGGTAAAATCCTTTCGCCTCGAGTTCCTCCGCTATGCGGTCATGTATCATCGCCTGACTCTCCGGTTTTTACGTTGATGGTTGTTACCTGTTCCGCTTCGGCAATCTCCCGTTCTGTCAACGTGGCAAAGTTTGCCGCCGCTGTGGTCATGAATGCGCTTATCAGTTCGGGATGCTCCTTCGCGTATCCTTCCCCCGCGTGGCGGTCTATTACCCTGATTGCCACCTTTAAGGCGTGCTCTGTCATGTCTAACGCTTTATATTTCGGCTCTGTTCTGTCTCTGCGCATTTTGGTTATCTCCTCACTCATGCTCACTTTTACACCTCACTTTTTAAAGCGTCTCGCTTCGTCTCACTTGATATTTTTTGATGCTTTATGTGTGTGTTTCATAAGGATTTTTTTACTCCTCACTTTTGAGCATGTATACAGGTGAGAAAGTGAGTAATCGTGTTAATATTTCGTGCAATTCCTCATTGTCCTCACTTTTGCGCCTCACTTTTTACAGAGGGCCTACATCATCACCGTCGATATAAATAACGGCGTCTTTTTCCAGCTTGCGTAGCCAGCGGCTGAAGTTTTTCATTTCGTACCCCAGCTTTTTCATATCGTCACGTAACAGCGGGATCGTGCACTTGTCGCCGTGCTGTGTGCGTGACCGGATACATCCCCATAGCGCAGCATGATTCTCCGTCTTGTTGCCAGCCTCTTCGATGCGCTCCAGTTCAACGGGAGGACGCGGCTTATCCACCACCACCAGCGACGTGATTAACTCCCCGTCAGCGTCGGTAAACAGCTCCACCACGCGTAAGTCATATGCGGCTTCTTTGAGTTCCTCCGCGTCCTTCATTTTGGTGCATGAGATAACCAGCGCTTCGCTTCCTGCGTCCTCCCTGCGTATCCGGTATTCAGCGTCCAGTGATGCACGAAATGCACTGGAACCACGCGCGCCTTTCGTCTCATCCTTGCCGGAATGGTGAACCACCAGCACCGTAGCCCCTGTGCGTCGTTTCAGTTCGTCACAACCACGGATAAATGCCCCCATATCACGGGAATCATTTTCATCATTGCCACCAAAGCAACGCGCCAGCGTATCCAGAATAATCATGCGTACAGGTTTACCCGTTTCCCGCTCCACCTGACGGGCAGCGATAACCATTTCATCAACATCAAGCGGGACCGCCGGAAAGATGGGACGGTTTACCAGATACAGATTTTTCACCTGCTCATCGTGCACAACCTCCCAGGCTTTTACACGACGCGGAACGCCGATACCGCCTTCACCAACCACATAGAGAACAGCGCCATGCGCCACCCTGCGGCCTCCCCACTGGCGGCCCGTGGAAACGTGACACGCCCACGATCCGGCAAGGAATGATTTATAGGAACCGCTCGCCCCGTATATGCTGCAAAGCGACGATGCCGGAATAATCCCCTTTACCACGTAATCAAGCTGTGTGTCGTATCCGGTAGATCCAACGCTCATCGGTAGCGTGGTTTTTCGCTGGGGGATTTTTTTCATGACCAGGCTTTCCCCGCGTTCCCATGCCTCCCTAAGCCGTGGAAGCTGGTCGCTCCATTCCTCCAGCAATTCGAAATTTTCAGAAAGTAGCCGCGCCTCCTGGACTCCGGCGATCGCCAGTTTCGTGGCGATGGTTAACAGCTGCGGCTCTTCAATATTTCCGGCGCGTATCACCGTCGCCCTGTATCGCCCATCATCAACAATCTGGAGGTTATCCAGTTCGCTTAACTGATAACGCCCCAGATAAACGGGAGGGACTGGATCGCCTGCTTTTTTGGCCTGTGCAATGATGTAATGCTCTGCGAATGAGTGAGCATCAATACCCGCAAAAATAATCGCATCGGTGTATTTATCTTTCGGTAATAGTTTTACGTTCGGTGCCAGTTTCATTTTTTACTCCTGAATCCGTTAATCATGGTTTTCAGCTTCTGGATGTTTGCCCGTGCCCTGGCGTTGCTGGTGGGCACGTTATGCGGCGCGGTCTGTACCAGAGAAAAATCACGCCGGAACTGATAAACAGGCATCACGCAATCATATTCGTAACCTTCACGGCGGTAAGTTACGCACCGTCCCGCCACGCCCTTAATCATTACCGTGCCGCCGTACTGGTCGCGGTAAATATCACCGCGCGTAAATTTAGGGTGAGTGTTGCCACTGGCAGTTAAGCCAGAATATTTAAGTTTCATTATTTTTATTCTCCGGTGTGCTGTTCGTTATATCTGTCGTGCAATAAGTCTATTTCCTGCAACTCTGTTATTACAGGTTCAAGGAGAGTTATCAGTGATTTAATAATCCGCGCCTTCTTTACATCACGCTCATTATCGTCAAATGTTTCCAGCCACATTTGCAATATTTCGTACATACCTTCAGCGTAAGCAAGGGCACTAAATGCGCGGTCTATTGTTTCAATGTAAATATCACGCATGGCTTACATCCTCAGGAAATTTTCTTCTGTAACGCGCCTCTGCCACATATTCCGCATAATCGGCGGCGATATTCAGTACATCAAGTCCCGTTGATTTATATTCTTTCGTGGAAAGTAAGAAAAAAGCCGCTCTAATAAGTTCTGGCATTGACGAAAGCGCATCAGCCGCATCATCAGGAACGCCGGAAAATTCTTGTTTCAGGGAATTAAAACGATCATCACGCATAACCCCCCCCCATTTTCACAATCAGTAATCAGGATGGTTTTAGCCTCATTCAGTGCCATATCAGCACTAAATTGCATAACAGCCAGTGAGTGAGGAACGAAAGCCCCGGCATATTCTGTTTCGCTGGTGGCGTGCTTATGTGCCCTGTCCGCGATAACAGAAATATCAATCAGCGCGTGCATCAGCGTTTTGATGGCTTCGGCGGCTGCGTCCGGTGTGGTTTTATTGCACATGGTGTACCCCTCCGCATTTTTTTTCGTTAGAAATAAGCGTTCTTCTTTCCTGTTCATCGCTCAGGAATACGCAGACCTCACCGCTAAGGCGTTTAAGTAAGCCGATGATTGCCCCTGATTCGCTGTCGGTCATCATGCCAGGGTAATCCTCTGCCAGTGCGCAAATAACTTCGATTTGGTGGGCGCGTTCTGCTGCCTGTTGTAGTGTGATTTCCTGGCTCATAAGCCTACCCCCTGGCGAATACGGGCGGCAAATACAGCGACACAACCGGACGGGCAACGGCTACGCGCTTCGCGTTCCGTCCAGGCGGTTACGTGGATGATTTGAGATTCTCCGGCACTCAGTGCCAGAAAACGCCACACAAAGGCCGTTTGTGTGTGTGCTAGTCGTGGGGTATGATTTACGGCAACCATAAATTTACCTCTCTATAGTGTTTGTGGTTAGACGCCCTGCATGTGTTCCAGCACTGTGGGGCGTTGTTTTTTGGTGCAAGTCACCTTGAAATCTAGGTTACTTTTAGGTGACTTGCACTTCAAGTCTTTTTTTATTTTTTTTTCTCCGTATACTGAACACCACCTAACAGTAAGGAGAACAGAGATGCCAACAGGTACAACCAACAACAAGTCACAACAAAAAACTGCTAGAGTACCTCTAGACGTTTTAAGCGAAATGAATTTGGTAAAAGAAGAAAACGAAACAGACGCACAATTTATCGTTACTGCCATGCGCGGCGAAATCAAACGCCGCCAGCGTCGCAAGGCCAAAGAATCAGAATAATCACTATCAGCGCCGTGGCGTGAGGTACTACGGCGCATTGCTTTACAGGGCAGTACCATGACCAACAACACACTATTACCAATACAAGACACGCAGACGCAAGAAGATGAAATCATTCGGCAAAGGCAGTTAGAAACCTGTGCTCGCCTTGAAGCCGAACTGGCTAATCCTCTGAATATCCAACTAATACCGATAGAAATGAAACCAGGACTATTCGCGTTGGAGGCATTTTTAGCAAGCTGCCCACGGCGGCTAAAGTCCCGTAAGAATCGCCCGCCAGGATGAGTACACAAAACGGAACTATGAAACGGATTATTCCGTTTCCGGGGCGTTGTTTTTTGTATAACGGTAAGTACAATGGTAATTACCATGTAACTATAGTAATTAAGGGTAATTACCATGTCAACACCATTGGAAAAGCGATCGCCTCCATACCAAATGCGGCTACCAGAAGAATTCAGAGCACAACTTGAAGAGGCAGCGAAAGCAGACGGTGACACTTCTTTAGCCACCTGGATCAAGCGAGTACTCCGAAAAGAATTACAGCAACGCGGTATTGAACCCAAAGGATAAAAAACATCAGCGCCGTGGCGTGAGGAACTCCGGCGCATTGCTTTACAGGTACACACAATGACCAACAAAGAATCAACCAATACACCATCGCAAAAAACGAACAGAGAGCACGAAAATATGGCGTTCGAGCATGAATCAGAAAGATTCGCACCATGCGCTTTTGTCCTTGATGAGTTTCTAAAAAAATATTCACGTTCTGAACGGATGAAAATGGCAGCACAATACGGCCCCAACAAGCAAGATAATTGCCCACCAGCCTGATCGCGGTTATCATGCCCGGGCTTATGATTGTTGACACATACGGCGCAGCGGGTTAATTGTTCAGAAAGGTGGCTCCATTTCGGGGCCGCTTTTTTTATGTTCATCATTTGCCCTATATATGTTAAGCGGTCGTTCCGCGCGCTTCTTGTTCGCGTTCTTTCATCCATGCGATTACGTCTTCCTCATACCATCCGCGACGGCGCAAACCGACACGAAAACCCTGCGGGAATTCTCCGGCGTTGATCATGCTTTGCAGCGTGCTGTCTGCCTTAATGTGGATAAGTTTTTTTACTTCCTGGCGAAAGATGACTTTTTTGATTGCTTCCATCGTGATTTACCTCATTAATCCGGTGTATTCCGGTGAGAAATACGGTAAATCATCGGATGCAGGGAAAAACAGTACTCACCGTTTTTAAACGGTATACACCGTTTTTTATATTGATGATTTGAAAGGGATTTATAAAAAAAGCGGCATTTCTGCCGCTTTCAGGATTGTTACCGCCATTTTTTTGGCCTGCCTCCGGTCTTCATGGATGCCGGACGTACAACCTTATCAATACTTACAGCCAGATTTCTGGAAGCCCCACGGGATACCAGGAAATCTACTACCTGTTTTTTTGATGGGGCCGTCGTTCTGTCCTCCGGATCGTAGGTTGACCAAAATTCATGCTGAACCATCAGGGCCAGTTGCAGCCCGTCGCAATTGCATCTGAAATTTGTTTGCATCTTAACAGTTTCATTTTTCAAGGCCTCGTCGTTAAATGTGATGCAATTATACGACGGTTTTAAATGGTTTTCGTAGTTTTTACTGGTTTTCTGTACAGCTAAACGGCTCGGATACCCCTTTTACCACTGGCGAGGGTTACGCCCGTCGCCGCAGCCTCGACAAATTCGCCCCACCAGCGCATAAGCACGATGCGTTTTTCTATGTAGTTGCTCCGGTTGTATGCCCGTCTGACTTCGTTGGTGTCGACGTGGGCAAGTGCGGCCTCTATTACGTCCGGCTCAAAGCCTTCTTCGTTCGCTGCTGTGCTGAATATGGCGCGTAATCCATGAGACACCAGCACGCCAGCGAATCCCATGCGTCGTAATGCTGCGTTAGCGGTCTGGCTGTTCATCGGCTGCTGTGGGTCTTTCAGACTCGGGAAAACATAATCGCGGTGGTGGCTGATTGGTTTCATAGCCTCCAGCACTGCCATAGCCTGGTCACAAAGCGGGATAACGTGGTCGCGGCGCATCTTCATGCGTCCGGCGGGTATGGTCCAGCGTTGCGCTTCCATGTCGATTTCTTCCCAGCGTGCCGACGATGCTTCAACGGGACGGGTTACGGTCAGTAACTGCCATTCAATCAGTAATCTGGTCTGCCGTTCTGTTGCCGATACTGATAAAGCCTGCATAAGCTCCGGCAGCTGTTCGGGGCGGATTGTTGGCATATGTTTTTTTACAGGGGAGGGGAACGCCTTACGCACATTCATAGCCGGATTGGCATCAATCATCCCACTATTGGCGGCGTAATCCATTACCTCATTTATACGCTGTAAAACTCGCTTGAGCGTTTCCAGGTTGCCACGTTCCTTGATGGGGGTAAGCACCTCAACGAACCTGCGAGCGGTCAGGGTGTCTATTGGCGTGTTGCCGATGAACGGGAATACATATTTTTCCAGCGATCGCCAGATGTCTTTAATCGTATTGGGGGCCAGATTCTGGCTGATTTTCACCTGGTACCATGCTGTTGCCACATTTTCGAACGTGTTCCCTTGTCTTCGGGCCTCTGTCTCTCTTTTTTGCCTCTCGTGGTCCTGCGGGTCAGTTCCGGCACGAATTAACGCCCTGTACTCGCTACGGCGTTTTCTGGCATCAGCCAGGGAAACATCATCAAGCGATCCAAAACTCAGCAATATTCTTTTTTTGTCCGATGGTCGGTAGTAGGAAAATCTCCAGAGTTTTGATCCGGACGGTTTGATCAGGAGAAAAAGCCCTCCGCCGTCCTGTAGGGTGTATTCCTTTTCTGCTGGTCTGGCTGCTTTGATCTGTACTGTGGTTAATGGGGGTGTTTTTCTCGCCAT